GACCTTATAATTATTGCATATTGAATTTTTATCCCATTCCAAAGCATATCCAATGGATCCATCTTATCTATCTCCTGAAAAATATCAAATGTTTCTTCAGGAAGGTATTTGGAATAAAAGCCATGCTTTTCAGCTTTTTTATTTCTAAATGGACCTCCAGGACCTCCTTTATTACCTACAGCATTTTTATTCCCATATCTAGCTTTTGAACTATGTGTGTTGGTTTTGTTAGATGCCACTGAGTTTTTATTATTGCTATTCTTGTGAGGTTTTACCGATTTCTTGTTATTTGTTGTACAACTATTATTTTTATGTTGTACAACATTATCTCTCCATTTATAACGTTGCTTCCAAACTGCAATTTTCTTTTCATCTTCACCCAATATTTTTGCTATTTCTCTATTAGCTATATTGCCGTTATGCTCCCGGTATATATTAAATGCCTTTTCTATATTGGGGCTCCGCTGTCTTGCCATCCTTACATTGTCACCACCTCACCAATCTCAACATTTTTAATCTGTAAACTCATCTTCATTTTTTTTAGTTATTTTAAGTAATAAATATAATGCATTAACATCTGGTGGTACTACCTTTTTTATTTTCTTAACCCTAGCATTTTTGCCATCTTTAGTAGCTACTATTTCAGTCTCTTCATACTCATATCCAAGTGCCCTTTTCAAAAGAGCATCTTCAATCTTTACTTTTAATTCCTTATTTTTCAAAGTAATCTTTCCCAAAATATCACCTCATAAGTCAGCTCCCTTATG